GCTGGCAAAATTCCTGAAGCGTCGCGTTTTTCACGCTGACGTTGCAAACCCTGCTGAGGCAGTGCGTTTTTTGCTGGCGAATTTTCCGGTCTTACGCAGTCATATGTCAGACCAGTATTACAAGGTGCTGGTTTCTGATCGGGCTTTAGACATAGGGGACGAACCCGAACAGTTGCACCACCCAATCGGAGCAGAAGAGGAGATCAAAATTGTTCCAGTAATGGCTGGTGCTGGCGGAGGTGTCGGCAAGATTTTGGCCGGTATCGGTTTAATTGCTGCTGCAATTATTCTCGGTCCGGTTGCAGGCGGTTTCCTGGGTTTAGGTGTTACCGGAGTATTGACCGGCGGTGTTGCAACGGCCATCGGCGCCATCGGTGCATCCTTGGTGCTTGGTGGTGTAGCCCAGCTAATTAGCCCAGTCCCGCAGTTGGGAGTTGGCAATGTTGGCGAGACCTTTAGCAACCAAGATCCCCGCAAGTCATACAACTTCAGCGGTATTCAAAATGTCAGTAGACAGGGCGTACCAGTCCCGATTGTCTACGGCGAAACGATTGTTGGCAGCGTCACTGTATCTGCCGCAATCTTGACCGATGATCCCGAAGCAGCTGCTTACTAATCATGCCTGCAATATCCCGCGACAACCTAAATAACTTCCAGTATGCGCGGATCCTTGATCTGCTCAGCGAGGGCGAAATTGAAGGCTTTCCTTCAGCAAGAAATTACACGCGAGATACAGAGGCATACAACAATGCAGCTCTCAAGGACATTTATTTAGACGACCAGCCTATCCTGCAATCTGGTGCGGATCCGACCAACCCTCAGGACGACGATTACAACTACAAAGGCATTCTTACTTATCACCGTTACGGCGAGCAATCACAGGGCTGGATTCGCGGCTTTCGAGCAAGTGAAACCGCTTACAACGTTGGCGTTGAAATTCAGTACGGCAGCCCAGTAACCCGCACTATTACAGATACAACGGTCGATGCTGTCCGCGTCACGTTCTCTGTTCCACGTCTGGAATATTTCTACGAAAACGGCGATTTCGGTGGGACGCAGGTCAACTTTCGCGTTGAAGTTTCATACGACGGCGGGGCATTTACTAGCGACCCGTCATACGGCGGTATCCCTAGCGGCGACACCCGGATGCAGATTTCAGGTCGCACCAGCGACTTGTATCAGCGCACAGTTGTCGTCGATGTCGTTCAGCCCAGCCTGTTTACAACAAGCTTTGCCGTTCGCATAATCCGCGAAACACTGGAACCCCCTAACGGTGATCCTTCCGGCGTAACCCGAATCGACAAAGTTTATTGGGCTTCCTACAGCGAAATTCGTTACTCAAAACTGCGTTATCCCAATAGTGCGCTGTGCGGTTTTGTTCTTCCTGCTGAACAGTTTGCAAGCATTCCGCAGCGTGCATTCCGCATTCGCGGTATCAAGGTCAACATCCCTAGCAATGCCCGTCCTGCAATCGGACCTTATGGCCGTGGCGCACTAATTTTTAGGGATGAACCCTGGGACGGCACTTTCACTGAAAACACCAGCGGTGGCTACACCTATGGCGGTAAACAATGGACATCCGACCCAGCCTGGGTGCTCTGGGACTTACTGACTAATAATCGCTACGGCTTAGGCGACCACATCAATACTGCCAATCTCGACAAATGGGCTTTTTATGAAGCCAGCCAATACTGCTCAGCCCGCAACACTTATACGACTGACGGGCGCAGTGGCGCTACTGATGATTATGACCCGCAAACCGGGCGGCACGGTCTAAACGACGGCAACAACACTTACGAACCCCGCTTCTCCTGTTCGGTCAACATTCAAACCCAAGAAGCTGCATACAAACTGATCAACGACATGTGCTCGGTATTCCGGGCAATGCCATTCTGGTCTACTGGGGCACTGGCACTCAGCCAAGACCGCCCCACTGATTTCAGCTATTGCTTTAGCCCTGCGAACGTTGTTGACGGCAATTTCACCTATAGCGGCAGCAGCCTCAAGACCCGCCACACGGTGGTGCAAGTTGCCTACATGGATCTCGATGCACGGGAGATCCAGTATGAAGTTGTTGAAGATGTCGATGCAATTGCCAAATACGGCGTCGTCAAGGCTGACATCTCAGCATTTGCTTGTACCTCACGCGGCCAAGCACGCCGTCTTGGCGAGTGGATGCTTTACACCGACCAAAACGAGGGCAACACTATTGCCTTTGAAGTGGCGGCAGATGCAGGCATCATGGTCCGCCCTGGTGATGTTGTTCAGGTCTATGACCCGGTTATTAGCGGTGAGCGTCGCGGCGGTCGAGTTAAAACCGCAACCACAACTCAAATCGCCATCGACGACACGACTGCAACGGTCATCCCAGCCAGCAACCTGAATCCAGTCATCCGGGTTCTTTTGCCTGATGGAACATTTGGCAGCAGTCGCATTAGCAGCAGCTCGGACAACATCGTTTTCTTGGAGACCGAACTGCCGTCTACACCGCAGCCGGGCGCTGTCTTTGTCATCAGTTCTGACGATGTTCGCCCAACGCTTTGGCGCGTGCTGACGGTCAGCGAGCAAGACGGTCTTACTTACGCCATCACGGGCGTTTCATATCTGCAGCAGAAATACGCCTATGTGGAGCGGCATCAGGAAATTCCGGTTCGTGATGTCACCAACCTGAATGTCCCGCCTCCGGCCACTACCAATATCCAAGCCCAGGAATTTTTGTATGAAAACAACGGTCAGGTTGCCCAACGGATTGTTGTTAGTTGGCAGTCTGTAGCAGCAGCCTTCCAGTACAAGTTCCGCTATCGCTTGGAGAACGGCAACTGGACAACTGCCTATCCAAAGTCAGCTGAATATGAAATCCGCAATACCGAAGTCGGACGCTACGAGTTTGAGGTAACGACTGAAAACTCTGCCCGGATTGGCAGCAATGCCGCAAGTGCAACCTTTGACGCCATTGGCAAAACCGCGCCACCGCAGACAATCCCTGACCTATTCATTGCGCCAATCGACGACAAAAACGCGGAACTGTACTGGCCGCAGACTGTCGATATTGACGTTCGCATCGGCGGCGAAATCCGCATTCGCCATAGCCCCCTAACTGACGGCAGCGCTGGCTGGGGCGACGGCAACAACATTGTGCCCGCTGTTAATGGCGGCAGCACCCGCAAGATCGTGCCTTTGCTTGAAGGCACCTACATGATTCGTGCCATTGATTCGACTGGCAACGAATCAGAAGGCATCGCAACAGCCATTGTTGACCTGCCTGCACCGCAGGATGCATTGCTGATCGTTGAATACCGGGAGGAAGATAACAGCCCGGCATTTAACGGCACCGCCACCAACATGGCGTTTAGCACCAGCGAAAACGGTCTGATCTTGGCATCAGACACGCTGGTTGATGACATGGCAACCGACGGTGACTGGGACGCTCTGGGCCTGATCGACTACATCGGCGGCGCAGTACCGGAAGGCAGTTATGAGTTCTATGAAACGCTGGATCTCGGCGGTGTCTATGACATTGACCTGCGCAATATCCTCAAGACTCGTGCATTTGAACCGGGCAATGCTTGGGACGACCGCGTAGACAACATCGACCTGTGGGACGACATTGACGGCGATGACTTAGGCGCTGCTAACTGTCAGCTCTATGTGCGCCACACCAACGACGACCCGGCTGGGACACCAACCTGGAGCACGTTCCAACCGTTCGTCAATAACACCACACGCGGTCGCGGCTTCCAGTTCAAGATGATTTCCACTAGCTCCAATACTGCACAAAACGTGGTGGTGGAAGAGCTGGGCGTGATTACTCAGTTCCAGCGGCGCATTGAAAGCGAACGCAACAAGACGAGTGGCGCAGCTGCTTATAGCGTCACCTTCCCGACGGCGTTCTATGCCACCCCGAGTGTTGGTATCACGGCGCAGGACATGGATGCCGGTGATTATTTCACGATCACAAGTATCAGCCGCACAGGCTTCACCGTGACCTTCCGCGACAGTGGGGCTAACATCGTAAGTAAGACTTTCGACTATCAAGCCGTGGGTCACGGCAGGCAGATCGCATGAGCCAAGCCACTGACTACGTCTTAGCCAACCAGTCCGGCGCAAACTTCCGGGCTGAGTTGAACACGATTCTGGCGGCAGCCGTCAGCCAGAACAGCGGTGCTACTGCACCAACCACCACCTACGCCTACCAGTGGTGGATTGATACCGGGGTCAGCCCAGCGCTATTGAAGCTGCGCAACGGGGCTAACTCGGCGTGGATCACGATTGGCGACGTAACTGCCGCGAACCTCGGACTGGTCAGCACCAGCGGCGCGACCTTTACGGGCAACATCACGCTGAATGCACAGAGCGATGTGCGTTTTGCTGATTCCGATAGCAGCAACTGGGTTGCCCTGCAGGCACCGGCAACGGTTACCAGCAATGTCACCTGGACACTGCCTGCAACGGATGGCACCAGCGGTCAAAGCCTGACGACTGATGCTGCTGGAACGCTTAGCTGGGCAAGCCGCGCAGCACTTGGCACGGCGCAGACTTTTACGGCAGCACAGCGGGGGACGATTACTGCGCTGACGGATGGGGCAACAATCACGCCAGATTTTTCGGCGTCGAACAATTACAGCGTGACGCTGGGCGGCAACCGGACACTTGCCAACCCAACTAATCTCACTGCAGGTCAAAGCGGGGTGATTCTGATCACGCAGGATGGCACCGGCAGCCGGACATTGGCTTATGGAAGCTATTTCAAGTTTCCTGGGGGCACTGCGCCGACTTTGACGACAACGGCTAGCGCGATCGATGCGCTGGTTTATTTCGTGGATAACTCCACTCGTATTACCGCCCGCCTGATTTCGGACATTAAGTAATGCAGGTTCCTGGATCTGGATCGCCTCTGCTGTTTTCGGCGGATGCTGCTGCAGCTGCTGGCTACGAGATCGAACGTTCGCTGCGGTTCAACGCAGCCGATAGCGCCTACCTCAGTAAAAGCTTCGGGTCGGCAGGTAACTTAAACGCGTGGACACTTAGCTTTTGGGTAAAACGATCCAAGCTAGATGTCAACGAGATTTTATTCGGTTACTTAGACGGAGGAGCGACTAATGGTCAGTTTTTACGTTATCTGAGTGGCAACATTATTGATTTTTCTCAGATTCAAAGTGGGTCTTATACAGCTCGCTTGATTACAGACCAGGGTTTTCGAGATCCGTCAGCTTGGGCGCACATGGTTGTTGTCTGGGACTCCAGCAACGCTACTGCGAATTACAGGCATCGTATTTACATTAACGGTGTAGAAGTAGACCAATTCAGCACAAGGACAGACCCGTCTCCGAGTCTTAACAGCTTAATCAATACGGCTGTTGAGCATGGCATTGGCACTTACGGCACTTTTCGGGGAGTCTATTTATCTGCTTACCTCGCAGAGGTCCACTTCCTGGATGGCATTGCGGTTTCCGATGCCACCGACTTCGGTGAGTTCGACGACAACAACGTTTGGCAACCGATTCAATACACCGGCACCTACAACACAAACGGTTTTTATCTTCCGTTTAGCGATAACAGCTCTGCCTCAGCGCTGGGCACCGACTATTCGGGTAACAGCAACAACTGGAGCGTCAACAACATCAGCGTTGCCGCAGGTGCAGACAACGACTCCCTCGTAGACGTTCCCCAAAACGGCACCGAGACGGACACGGGTGCTGGCGGTGAGGTAAGGGGGAATTATTGCACTTGGAACCCACTGGATACTGCAGGGACTACTTTATCAAATGGTAATTTAGATGCACTG